TAACGCCTGACTTAGCTGCACCACCTAATTTCTTTTTCATAACGCCTGACTTAGCTGCACCACCTAATTTCTTTTTCATAACGCCTGATTTAGCTCCGCCACCACCTTTCATTTTCATGACACCTGATTTAGGTGCGCCACCCATGCCCAACTTAACAACGCCTGACTTCATAGTAGCAGCTTCGCCACCACCTGCCATTTTAACAACATTGCTGTTTTTCATGGATTTTACAACTTCAGCTTTATCAGAACTTGATAAACTACTTACTAATTTTTTTAATCCTTTTAATGATTTTGCCATTATTCACTCCTTCTTTTTAAAATGTTTTGGAATTCTTTTTCATTCCAATTATTATAATAACCTATTTTTTCTAATCTTTCAGATGCTTTGTTCAATTCATCTAATCTTTGCATAAATACCATGTTATAACTTTCTTCGAAATGTGGCTCAAAACTCTCTTGCTCAACCACTTCTTTTTCTTCATGGTCTTGATGAAAACCCATTACCCACAAATTAATTGGATTTAAAAAAGAGTTCAACATAGATATTCTGCTGTCAAAATGGAAAACATCAACATCCATGTTTAGGTCGCAATATATAACCACATCCCTATCTTGTGGAAAGTTTTGACCTATGTCTGCTAAATCAGACCAATACAGACACTGTGACAATACAACATCTACCTTTTCAGTTTCCCATGTTTTTTTTGCAAAAGGACAAATAGGTTCTTCTGCTTCTAAAACTTCTTTAGACCATTCTCTTATTTCTTCTTTTATCGAAGCTTGATTAATCATTTTGTAAATGTTTTTACATTAGTTGGCTTGCCACCAACTCCTTGTTTTTTTGCTCTTTTTCTTGTTACTGCTGATTTTTTTTCTGCCTTAGACATTCTGTTAGCAACTGCTTTGGGTACGCATTTTGGATATTTTCTCTTAGAGCCTTTTGCTTTTTTTCTACCACACTTATTAAAGCCACCACCTTTTTTGGGTGAGCCTATATCTACCCAATCATCATTAAACCACTTGCCTAGACCCATTACCTGCCACGCATTTTAGTTTTTTTTCTACGAGGCTCCATTACAGCACCACAGCCTTTGGCTATAAAGCCTCCGTTAGCTGCTCTAATAGCGCCACCTGTTGCAGCTTTTTTGGCTCCTTTGTACTTGCCACCTCTTTTTTTGTATGTTTTTACAAGCCAAGCGTTTGCATAAGCAGATGGGTAAACATCAAATTTTGCTTTTGCTGCTGCTTTTACTCTGCTATATAAACTTGGATTTGAAACATTTGATGGAACACTACCACCTTTTTTAAGCTTTATTGTTTCTAATGTTTTAGCCTGTTTGGCATGTAAGTTACTTGCTTTTTTAAGAGCTTTTGAAACTTTATTAATTTTCTTTTTTGCATTTTTTTTTACGAACATTTAACACTTCCACCTTTTTCTTGCTTGTCTAATCCTTGAATTAGGGTCGTTCCTTGTTTTAGCAGAGCTTTTCTTTAATTGTCCTAAAGACCTTGCACAATAAGACTTACGCCTTTTTGCAGCCTTGCTACCTTTTTTAACCTTGCCTGTTACGGCTGTTTTTAGTTTTGAACCGGGGTTTGCTTTTCTATAGGCTTTTACACCTTTTTTAGTCATGCCTGCACCTGACTTGGTAGGGCGGTAATTACCGCCCTTACCAGTTGTCTTTTTTATAGGTTTGGCTTTCCTAGGTTTTTTTACTGCCATTCATTAATAATTCTTATTCAAAACCAAAATTATTGAATAAGTATCACCGCTTGAGTGTCCTACAGTTGTTAAGTCTATATCACCTGTTACACCACTACCTGCGTTATTAGGTATGCCAGTGAACAAGTCATAGTATTCATCACCTGTGCTGTCAGCAGGTAAACCAGTTAGCAAAACATTGGTACTAGCATCAAATTCTAAATTTACACCCATGCCTCTTGTTGCCCAATAAATACGAGCAACAGAAACAGATGTACATGCTTGACCTAAATGATTTGCTTGTAAAGCCGATACATCAACCTTTTTAACAGCACTTTCACCACTGCCATCAGATAAATTTGTAAATTTCACAACGGCGGTTTTTTGACCATCCTGAATTGTTTGTGAGGTTACTGCGTCTGCCATAATTTACCCCTTACGCTATTTGCGTATATTCAATAATGAATGTAAACGAACCTGCTGTTGTAGCATCAACTGTATTGGTAATGTTACAGAAAATATTTCTTGCTGTGTCTGTATATTGAACAGAAGCCGGAGCTGTTGTTCCATCTTGTGTTTGAAGAACTAAAGCAGTTTGAGTTACATTGTGGACAACAACAGTTGTACCTGCATCTAAAATTTCGTCTGTTTGAGCTGCAACAATTTGCGCTCCAGAAGAAGCTGTACCAACCTCGTAACCAATATCACCTTCTCCAATAACGGGAGAAACATCACAAAATATTTTAATATCTGTAATGATTGTGTTTGCGGGTTGTACGAATGTACCTATAGTTGGTGAATCACCTGCTGTACTATTTACTGTTACACCTGAGACAAAACCTACATGTTTTACATATTTGTTAGTAACAATACCTGTTGATGCAATATCTACCACATCAGTTTCTACACCCGATGAGCTATCTATTGAGATTACCTTAAAACCATTTTCGGACCTAACTGGACCGCTAAATGTTGAATTTGCCATAATTTCCTCCTACGGAAATAAGTTCTATTATCTTGGCTTGTCTGCTAGGTCAGTTGATAGAACAAGTTAATAATCCTAGTCCTTTGATTGTATATTAGTTTAGTATAAAAAAAAAGATTAAATAAAGTGTAAATAAGTGTTGACTTTAACATATATGTGTTTATACTTATCTTATATTAAAATGATAGCCGAAAGGCAAGGTGAATAAAATGAAAAACTTTTTAACAAAAAAAGAATATGGTAAGTGGAACACAGGAGTCTTATTAGAAGAAGGCTTTGATGTAGGTGATGAATTTATTACATTCAAACAAGCTCTAAAAATAGATGGAATTACAGGAAAAAGTTTAAAAGGCTTAAAAACTGTAGCAACTCTCTACGCACTTCGTGAAGTTGAAAGCAAGGTAACTAAAGGAAAAATTGTAAAAGAAAAATTCTATTTCAGAGTTTTTTATGCACCTGATGTACTTGCTAGAATTAATAACAATCAAAAGGTAGCTTAAAAGCTACCTTTATTATAGGAAATCAAATGAAAAATAAAACTGAAATAAAAAGCCTACTAAGAACAATATTAGAAGTAGCTAAAAGAAATAAAGTAATGTTTAGATATAGTGCTTTAAATCATTATAAGTGGGGCAACCATGATTACATTGATGATTGGAGCTATGACATAGACAGGGTTATAGAGGTTATTCTTGGTTGGGATGACATACACACTATACAATTTTTACACGCTAAAAAAGTATGCAAAGATAATAAAAAAACAGTCAACATAAAAACTTTAAAAAATTGGTTAGAAAAAGAAGGTTTTATAGTTGATAAAAAACCTTTGAGTTATTCTTTAGATTGCGATTTAGAATTTTTTGGTATTACTATTGATGATGAAGATAGAGCATATCAATTAGATGCTGAAGAAAGTTCCTATATATTACTTCAAGATGACGCATGGCTAAATTGGGAAGCATACAATACTGGAGCAGATTGTTTAATTGACTACAGTGTAGGCTTAGACAACTTATTTAAAGACACTTCAATAGGAAAAATTACAGATGATTGGCAAGAAAAATTTGTTCTTATGGAAAAAGGTCTTTTATAAAAAAAACACAAAAAAAAGGGAGCATTAGCTCCCTTTATTGGTTTTAAGAACCTTAAGCTCCTTGAGAACCAAAAACTCCACGCCAGTTAGAGACACCAAATGAGTATCTTTCTCTAGCTCTATACCTAATGTTACCTGTTGAAAATTCAGGTTCCATAGAAGTTTCCATACCTGTTCTGTTGAACATTTTTAGACCTTCTCCATCTGCATTAACCGATGTCATAATAAAATATGCATCAGGGTCATTTAGATAATGATTTACTGAAAAACCATTTGGCATTGAAGATTGGTTTTTAATTGAGTTAATATCATTATCTGATGTTGAAACTCTACCCGGTGTGTTTAAAAGTCTATCAGCCACAAATGTTAATTGTGGTGGAACGATTATTTTATCAGGTCTAACTGCAATAGTTAGGTTTCTGTCATCAACAAATGTTGATATGTCAATTATGTTATCTTCAAGTGAAGTTTCATTCAGGTCAGCCATTGTTGCAGCTCTGTTACGAGCTGTACCACCACCCGCTAACGGATGTGCTGTGGATATTAATTGCTGTCCATCACCAATAGCAAAACTAGAATCAAACGCATTGTTTAATACATTTGCTCCTTTTACTTCTTTGGTGTGCTGCATTGAACGAGCCAATGCTTTTGTGTATCTTCTACCTAGTTGGTCATACAGGTTATCTTCAATAGCTTCTTCAGTTAATGAGAAAGCAAGAGCCACAGTTTCGTGTGTATATCTTGCTGTATATCCTTCTGAAGCACTATCAAAACTAACGCCTGCACCTTCTTCTTTGACAGGAGCTGCACCAAATCCAACTACAAGCACTTCTTCTTCAAAGGCTCTATCTGAGTCTTCTATAGAATATAGTTCTTTGTATTCTTCTTGGTTTTCGTCATATTCAAGTCCAAAAAGTGCATTTAGACCGGGTTCGAGTTCTTTCGCTAGTTGCGCTCTACTTATCGCCATCTAATTACTCCTTATGCTAATCCTGCGCCTTTTTGACCGCAGATATGATTTTGAATTACAACCAATACATTTGTATTGCTACTGCCGACATCACTATTATCAGGGTCTTGACTAATGTCAATTGCCTTAAGTGGAAGTCCGGCTGTGGTTGCGCCTGTTGTGACATCTAATTCTGCTCCTGAAATACCTGTAAAGGTGCTTCCTGCGTTTGTGTAAACGATGTCAAAGTTACCAAACAAATCAGCCACTGGGAAAGTGTCGTCTGCTTGTATTTCGAAGACCGTATTAGGGTCGTCATGTATAAAAGCAATTATGTCTGAAGTGTTCGTGCTTGCAGGGTAATAATTACTAAATATTTGCTCTTTAGTTGTTGGGTCTGTGAACATACAACCGTTGAATACGCCAACTATAGGAACTGTGCCACCGTCTGCGTGGATTTCAACGCCACCACCAGTAACTTGCATTACTAGGTCGCCTTGAAAAATACTTGTTCCGTAGTTTGCAGCAATTCTATAACGGCTTTGTCCGCCTGAATAGGGTGAGCCACCCATCATTCTTACAGGTTTTAGACCAAAAGATGCGTCTTTATTCGCCATGATTTATCTACCTTTTTTTTCCAAATGATACTTTAGACTGTCTATTAGAGTCGTACTTAACATATCTATTGTTTCCTTGAACCTCATTAAACATTGTGTTGTCCAGTGCTTCGTTCTGTTGCACATTTCTATTTCTGTAATGCTCGTTCCTTTCTTCAACAGTTTCTTTAGGTATTTTCGCTAATATCAATCCACCTACTGAAATGACTCCTGCGTGTCTACCATGCTCGATTGTAGGTAAAGGGAAATCAGGTATTTCGTCTTGTCTGACAAACTCCCATCCTTCTCTCATTCTAGCAGAAACATTGTTTCTGTCTTCTACACCTACATACTCTGACCTAATCCATCGGTATTGATAACCTTCAGGGGCGGGTGGAGTTTCAAGCATCCTCGCAGGCTGCCATGGTTTTCTTCTAGCGTTTTTATCGTGTTGCTCGTCATCACGAGATTGGCGTGTTGTATTTTCAATTGCATCTATGTCCATTATTTTGCTCCTTCAAGTTTAACTATTTCTTTACCTACTCTTTTCAGCCACTCTTCTTGTGACATTCCGTAAGGTTTCAAATTGCTCTTTACGGAGGCATGGTTAGAATTAATTTTAATACCGCTTTTCTTCCCTTGTGTTCCTTGGCGACTTCCGTTATTGGAAGCAGATGCAACTCTTTGCACAGTTGAGTTGGCATCTTTTGATACGCCTTCAGGTTTATTCCTTAAATCAGGATAAACCTTTGTAAGTCTTTTGTCTAATTCTTCGTAATATTCACTATCGCTACCGTCAAAACCTTCGTTTATTAGGTCCTCATGAATACCCATTGCAGTGTATGTCTTGACTCTATCCTGTTGGAACCAGTCATTGTTTTGTTGCCATTCAACTGCTTTAGAATCAGGCTTAGGTTTATCATACACTGGTTTTTGTGTATTTTGTACACTTTGTGGCACATTGTTAAAGCTTTGCTCTTCTTGACTTTGTAATTGTACTTTGGCTAATCTGACTCTTTCTTCTTCTAAAGATACTTTGTTTAAAAGCTCAACACTTTTTACCTCTAAATCAGGGTCATTAGTTTCTCTTGCTTTTCTGTAAAGGTCTTCTGCTTGTGACCTTTGTGATTTCACACGATTTTCGTATTCCTCAGTGTAGTTTTTATCTAAAACATTAGCTCTAGTTTTTACCGAATTATATTCGTTAGATAATTGTGCATACTTAGATTCGTAATCAGCAGCTTTTTGTTCTGCTAATCTAATCTTATCGTTTAGCTTGTTTATTCTTTTTGATACACCTTTGGTGTATTTATCAAGTTCATCGTCACCGCCTGAGTCGGTTTCTAAAACAGCTTCTTCATTAATAGGTGTATCTTCTACATCTACAATAATTTCTTCTGTCTCGACTTGATTTTCATTATTTAATTCGTTCATTATATTTCTCCTTATACTGAAACAATGTCATCAGGGTCTAAAATAGTGGCTATGACTTCATCATCATTAAGAATTCTGACTTCGCTTTCATCAGCCAACCTAAACCTAGAACCTGCGTATCTACCTATTAATATCCACTGTCCTTTTTCACACCAAGGTTTTGCAAACCTTTTAGTGTCTTTATAACAATCAGGACCCATGGCTACTACATAAGCAACAACGGTTGCTAGGGTTTCTCTATCAATGGTTTCCTTCACTAACTGAATTCCACCTTCTGATACTCCTTTTCCTTTATAGGGAAGTACCAACATACGCCAACCTGTAGGTTGGGGCATCCTTTCAAGAATACTTTTATCCAGTAAACTAGGGTCTAAAACTCTGTTGTCCTCTTCTACAAAAGCCTTGTCTAGGTTAATGGTTTCTTCTTCAACTTTTTCTTTAACTTTTTTCTTTGCTTCACTGTTCATCAAAATCTCCTTTTTCATGTAAGTGTTCTTTTATCTTATCATGAATATAGGATAATGCAGATATTTCGCCCATTAAAAATTGGTATTTTTCCATATCTTTTATGCCACCTGACATTAAGATATCTTTGATTTGCTCCTCTCTTTCACTCAAATCCTTTCGGACTGCATGAATAAAATCATACTTATCCATAGTTTAAAATACGCCGTTAAACTTATTTCCTCTTAAAGCAGCTCCTTTACCTCTGCT